TGCTTTTGGAGTTGGAGTTGTTGAAGCTGTGTCTGAGTAGCTAACAACTTTAGTTGTATCTGTAATTACTATTGGAGTAATTTCAACAAATGATTGACCAGTACCTGTTGCAGTTTTTGCACTGCCGTCCCACTGAAATACTCCATATGCTGTGTTAACAGTATCTAACCAGTATGTACCGTTGCTTGGATTTGCCGCTGGAGCATCTGCACTTGCGTTCAATGAAGCTAGGTCAATATCAGCACGTACTACATACGCACGATTACTTACACCCAACAAACTGTAGGCCGCTTGTAGACCATATTCGTTTTGCTCGCCAGCGTGGATTGGATTGTTGTTTGCGTCTGTTTTGAAAACTGGATTTCCAAAAATATCTACAAGATCTTTCTGACTTGTAATTAAATATGTTGTGCCAGCATTGGCTTTAAGCGTTCCTGGTGCAATTCCAGTTCCAGCGCCGTTAGCTTTATTCTCTTCTGAAGCAATAATTACTAGTGGTACTGTGCCTGGAGCGGCAGGTGTATAGAAACTTTCATCTATAACTGTTACACTTACGCCTGGTGATGATAGTTGTGCCATTGTATGGTCTCTCCTAAGATTCTTGTTAATGTATTTAGTGGAATTTGGCAAAACCATTGTGTTAATACACCCTGAAAAGGGACCAAAAAGGTTAGGTAAATAACTTTATGAGCAGACCCATGTGTATTTGCGGTTTTAGACCCGCGGCAATCAACTATAAAAAAGATGGTAGAATCTTTTACCGTAAACGTTGTGAGACCTGCATACGTCACGGCGGGATAGCGCACGGCTTCCCCAAATGGTACTTAGATGGCTACAGGCAAAAAGACCATTGTGAAAAATGTGGTTATAAGAGCAAGTACAAAGAGCAGTTTAACGTTTTCCATATTGATGGTAATTTAAATAATAGTCGCCCTGCTAATTTAAAAACTATATGTGCAAACTGTCAGCGAGTCCTACATAAAGAGGGCGTTCAGTGGCGTCAAGGTGACTTGGTTCCGGACTTATGAGACCTTTGACTTGGGCAAACAAGTCATCTATACTGCCGTTGTTGTCTAACTCTATGTCAAATTCAGTGCCAATCCAAGCCCATTCACTGGCATGGATTTTACGCTGTTTCATTTCTTGAACTGACCAGTTGTGATCGGCATTTGCGGCCAAGGCAGTATCATACCAATCAGGCAGTGGACCACGTTTGACCCAAGCTATAGTACCGCCAGCATTTTTAATTGCCAGTATCTCATTGGGGAATCTACAGTCACTTATAACGATGTCATCTTTTGAGGTGCGGATTTTGTTTTCCAAACTGGCAATCCAAATATCGTCGTGGAATGCTTTACGGCATACTTCTGTGCCCCAATATTGTAGCACGTATCTTGGGGTTATTTGCATGCCTAGTCTATTGCTCCACCAAAAATCAATTTGTTCCCGCCATTCTCTAGCTTCTTTGGTACGACCTTCCAGCATGGTTCTGTCCCAGCCAAACACTGAGGCTACTGCATCTTTAAGAGTGGAGGCGAAACTTTCTCTTCGAAATTCGTGAAAGTTAACTAGATAGTCAGCAACTGTGTCCTTGCCTGACCCGATAAAACCGCATATTCCAATAATCATAACGCCTCCTGTAGATATGCAAATATTAACAGGTTTTTTGGGTTATGTCAATGGTTTATACGCCGTATTTGTTCTTTTTAATTTTTGCCACAGGACTGATTTTATTGGTTGTGTCCAATTCTTTACTTTTCATGTCGCCGTGATTGAGGTCTTTGTAGTTGGCACCAACTGCTTTGGCCGCTTGTACAAACATTTCGTTTTCTATTTCAGTATATGGGTGTACTGTTTTCTTTTTACCGTGCCAGCTTTTGGCATCAATGTCTAATGGGGCGGCACCATCAGACCCGGCCATGGCTTGACCCAGCTTGAATGCCACGTAATCGCTGTTGGCTCGTTCTGCATCGCTGTATATGCTGATACCTCGGCTGGACTGGCTTTGGCGTTTTGATATGTGAGCCTGTTTTGATTCTGAAATGATATCTATAACTTTCATTATTATCCAATTACTAATGTGTAGCCAGTACCGCCAGCTACAAACATTTCTAATTCCTTGTCTAGTTTTTCTAATTCTTCTTTGCCAGCTGATTTTAGATCAGCACCATTAAGTCCACCTGCACCGCCTGGACCAGCAATTTGACTAAATTTACCTCTGGCCTCACCCAACATGATTTTGCAAACTGCTAGGCTGTAGTCTTTAAACCACTGTCCCGCATAATTATCCTGCAATAATATATAGTCAGGTCTGTAATTGTATCCACGAAGCATCACCTGCTCGCCTTCTGCAAAAGGACGTTGTAAAATGCGTAGTGTATGAGTTGTGGGGATCCATTGAAACTCTATGTATGCGCCAAACATACGACCAACCATTTCTTGATACTGTGCAAACATGTCATATGTTGCAATACCACCTAGCATTGTGCTGTTTAGCAAGTAGGTATTTGTATAGGCCAAGTTGAATGGTTCAAACTGTGTACCACCACTGCCGCCAGCGGTTCTACTGCCCACTGTTCTACGAAAGATACTGCGAACTTCCACAATTTCATCAGGCAATCTGTAGTCGTTTTGATCTTGGATTAGCTCTAAAAAGTAGTATGCTTCTTCAACTGCGCCACTGCTACGTTGACGATATCTTGCTAGGGCACGATTCAGTGCTGTTTCATAGTGTTTGGGATCTAACTCTACATCTACCATTCCATCGCCCAACATGGTACGACAGTAATCATAGACTTTTTCGCGCTCTGCTAGGGCTGTTGTAGGGTTCGACATATTAGTTCTCCTAGTATATTTAGCTAGCGATAAATATCATATGCCAAGACTTTCACTTTTTAAGCCCGAAAAAGGCAATGATTACAAATTTATAGATCGCCAAATAGCGGAGATGTTTGCCATTGGCGGTACTGATTTATATCTTCACAAGTATATAGGTGTTAACACCAGTGCTGAAAATGCCACTGCGGATCAACCACACTACGATACATTAAAAGAAACTAATATACAAGACCTATTGTTTTTAGAAAATAGAGATAGAAAATACGACTCCAGCATTTATTCAGTTAGAGGCATTTATAACGTACAAAATTTGGATTTTAATCTAAGTCAATTTGGCCTGTTCATTGACAATGATACAATTTTTATGACTGTGCATATCAATGATTGGATTACCAGCATTGGTCGCAAACCCATAAGTGGTGATGTATTTGAATTGCCTCACTTGAAAGATGAGTTTGCACTTAACGATTACAGCGTTGCACTGCCACGTTATTTTGTCATTGAAGATGTAAGCAGAGCCAGTGAAGGTTTTAGTATCACTTGGTATCCGCATTTGTATAGACTTAAACTTAAGAAAATCACAGATAGCCAACAGTTTGCAGACTTGTTGGATAAGCCCGCAGTTGATGCTAACGGTGATCCAACCAATCAAACACTACGTGATATACTCAGCACCAAAGCTAAAGAATTAGAAATTAACGATGCCATACTGTCACAAGCAGAAGCAGATGCTCCTAAAAGTGGCTATGAAACACAACAATTTTACACACTGGCAGTTGACCCAGCTACTGGTAAACCAACGCTACAAACTGCTGACCAAGAAACCATTGATGCTAGTTTAATGAGTCCAGATGCCAGTGCCATACATGGCCGTGCTGTGCGTAGTGGTTATGTGGGTTACTTGTTGGGTGACGGTGTGCCGCCCAACGGTGTGGATTTTGGGCATGGCATACAGTTTCCAACTACTGCACATTTGAATGATTATTATTTGAGAACTGATTTTATGCCCAACAGATTGTTTAGATATGATGGCTCACGCTGGGTCAAAACTGAGGACAGTGTTAGAATGACCATGACCAATAATGACACTCGTAAAACATTAAAAACCAGCTTTATTAACAATACAACGACAAACCAAATTGCTGGTGATGCAGTACCAGAGCGTCAAGCACTGAGCAAAGCATTGAAGCCTAAAGCTGATTTGTAAGGGGAACTAAAATTCAATTTTTTTATGA